TTGTCTGCATAGATTTGAGCAACCTCAATATTGTTGATGTTTTTCTCTCTTCCTCTTTCATCTATCTTATCTTCAATAGCCATTTCATGAGCCATCTTAGCTTCTTCAGCGGCTTGTGCTGCTTTTGCATTTTCAGCTTGTAACTTTTGGAAAGTACTCAATCCTTTCTCTAAAATAGCTTTACTCTCTGATGCACTTTCTCCCTGAAGTACATTTATCAAATCTAATATTAGTTCTTTATCTGAAGCATTAGATAATGCTTGTTGAGCTGCCCCATCAATAATCTGTTTGTCTTTTTGGTCTTTAAATCTATTACCAAAATAAATACCTAAATCAGAATTAAAGTACTCTTGGAATACTGTAAGGAACTTGGTCTTTAAGTCACCAAATATATATTGGAATACTTGTCCTGATTTGTATATAGACTTAGATTTTATAAGCATTCTACCTAATAGGTCTTGTAGAAATTCGTCAAAAGGATTGAAGTAAACTTCTGTACGTGCATTAGAAGCTTGTACAGCTCTATCTGTTCCACCTTTAGTTTGATACTGCCCTACTTCTCCTTGTCGCTCTTTAGATAAACCTACAAATTTTCTACCTAAATCTTCCATCAACATAAGAGCATCCATAATGTCTTTTACCTGACCTCTATTACTTAAATCTAATGCTGTAAACTGATTAAAAGTAGCTCTGGACTTATGGTCTTTAGAATTGAATAATAACATCTTATCTTTTTTGATGTGATGCAATACTCTGTTTAATGCTTTTCCTGGTCCTTGATCTAAAAACTGCTTTGGTGTTTGAGCCGTATCATACACTAAGATACGCCCATCATTAGCTTTCATTGCAAGTCTTAATTCAAATAGTAAGTCAGAAGCCATTTTTTGTAGCGGTTCTATTTTCGCTACTACAGAACGTATCTCTCCAGTGTACATAGTATTTCTTCCAATAAGACTCACAACAGGTAACATTACTTTCTTCTTGTTATCTATAAAAGATAAACGCTCTTTACACTCCCCATATTTTAAAACCAATTCTGGACCTATCATTTCTACTTCACGAATAACTTCTATCGTAGTTTTTTTAATAACATCACGCGCTCTTGGTTTCTCATCTTTTCCTATCAGTGTGTAAATTTCTTCGCCAGTATGCTGATTAGTATGCACTTTAGCACGTATCTCTTTACGTGACTTCCATTGCATTTTCATAACGCGTATTCTATTTCTACTATTGGTATCGTACCAGTTTCTATAAGAAACTCCAGATTTAGAATTGTTAAAGCCAACACTATCTACACCATTATTTCTTCCGAAATCAAACGGTTCATTGGTAAGCTTTCCACTTTCCATTTTAGCGAATATCTCATCAAGCGTTTTTAATTGCTCTGTATCAAGATTGTATTTGTTTAGAATTTCATTCTTTGTGTAGTAAGGGAAATATGCAAAAATATTAATGTCATTTTGTATCTCTTCATCTGGATTAACATCAATATAACATTCATCATATTTAGCTCTGCGAATAGTTGGGTGTCCATCTTTTTCTTCTATAGTAGCTATAACTTGCTCACTGATAAGATAATCTTGAAGTAAGGTTTTTACTTTTCGCTTTTCTTTAAGAACTTCTAAAAACTGTTCTATGATATCGTCTCCAATTTCTTCCGCTTGGGTCTTATAATCTTTAGCGAAAAATTCTTCTATATCGTCAGGTAAATCTATATCGGGATCTTCTGTTTCAGGAATGAAACCTAATTCGTTTTCAAGCTTCTCATTCTCTGCCCTAAATATTTCTTCATTGATATACTTAACTTTCTCATCAAGTTTTGAATTGATAGCCGATTTATTAATAGAATATAGTTTCTTTCGCATAGGAACAGAAATATACTCACTAACCAATTGGTCTACTACCATTTCACATAATGGATAAATCATATACTCAACACCTAAATCAAAACCATACTGTTTGGTTAAAGAGTCATTGGCTTGTACTTCTTTCGGACTTAGTTCACAAGAATAACGTCTGTAATATTTTGAAATACTATCATTACGTCTTGTGAAAACATCATTACCGATATATTCAATCATTTTGTTAGCGTGCTCTAAATACAACTTCTTTGTCCATTTAGATTCTGGCATCCTTTGATTTGGCAATTCAAACTGTTCGTAAGTCATTTTTTTCTCGTTTTAGGATTTCATTTTGTATTGATTTCTGAAATGGGTCTTCAGAATTGTTTAGCTTTTCTCGTTGCTGTTCTTTCTGTTCCTTTATCTTTTCCTTTTTAATCGCTATAAAGTTAAGATATTTTTCTCTTTCCTCTCCGGTGAGATGTTTTCGTGGGTCAAAGATATCAATATCTGAATTACTGCTTGGACTTAACCCATAAGTTTCAGCTACCAAATTACCAGCACTATCCAAAGTGTAATATTCCATATCTCGTAATACATCACCTTCGTCATATTCCCCATCTAAATCATCAGTGATCTCTTCGAACATATCCAATTTAGAAATTAAACACATTCCTAAAGCCATTGCTATATCCGTATTACCATCTCCATATTCTATCAAATCTAATAAAATTAAATCTAACCAATAATTCATCGTATTATGATTTACTTCGTGCTTTAATAACCTGGTAATAATACCTTTCATTTCTCCTTTTACGTGAACACCATAAGTCTGCCTACCTTTATTAGCGATAGCCTCATTACGTAAGATAGGTTTTAACTTTAGATACTTTTGCGCTCCACAATCTTCAAAGTAATTGATAATGAGAATTTTTGAGTATTCTACTAATGTCTGCATATTGTAACGTACACAGAACTTTAAAGAATTAGAATAGAACGTATCGTCACTACTTGCATCACCACGCTCATACACCAATCCAACAGGCATATTGTAATCTTTAGTAGTTCCATTGAAAACACGATACCCTAATGTAGCACCCATAGAACCTGTATCTTCAGGAACAATCTCATCGTAACTATCTGTACCACCTATATCTGCTGGATAAGGCATTTCATCAGTATTGATAGGTTTTACTATCTCCCAAAAAGTACCGTTTTCATCTTCTATAAAATCTACTTTACTCTTGTATAGAATATGTATTTTGTCTTTTTCCTTTTGTGTTTGACATCTTGATAGTTGAGAGTTTAAAGACTTGTCATAAACCCATTCTAATCTACCCCTTTTAGGTGTGTAAGCTCTAACACCATCATAAAGATTTTGTAGTTGTCCGTTTAAGATAATACGATTCAACTGCCCTCCTGATGTCTTTAGAAATAAATGAGCCTCTTCCGTTGGCCTACTCTGTACCTCTTTGATATAACCATCACGCGATGTACTCGCTCTTTTTCTTCTCTCTAAAATATGCTTTAATGCAGCTACTTCATCTGTACGCCCAGTAATAGGGTTAAAGAAGTTTACATTGTCTTCTTCCTCATCTTCACTATCTACAGAACCAGGATAATATAAATATGCAGGAATAAACAACTTCTTCATATTGTATGCTTCAGGTTTCTCATAGATAATTTTCATATCACGCGAACCCTTATCTACTTCTCCACCTGTTCCATACATTAAAGGAACTCCAAATTGAGTACCACCCTCCATAAAACAAGGCTCACTCGCCTTATATGATTTTATCAAATTGTCTTGTAGTCCTATCTCTTCAAAAATAAAGAACTTGTAACTACCACCCTCAAATGCTGATGGGTCACTGAAAAATGTTTTCACTGTTAATTGAGAATTGATACCAGCATCTTGCTGTACTTTGTTCTCATTGATTTTATAAGACAACTTTAATTCTGTCTTGTTTTTTCTGTAGCTTACTCTATATTCCTCACGTAAATTCTCTAAAGACTTTATAACCTTTTTGAATAAATCTGTAGCCTTATCTTCCTTACCAGCTCCAATAGCTGTTTCTGCATCTAAGAAAAATAACAAGTTGTATAAAGTCATACAGTCACCAATATAACTCAATCCCATACGTCTTGCCTTACCAATAATAATTCCGTAACCTAACAGTCCAGCTTTCTCTATCTCTAAAAAAAGCAAGTGATCTAACACTCTGTAAAATGGATAATCCAATTTCTTCTGTGTAGCTCCTTGCTTTAACATCATTATCTGAAGCATATTCAGATAAAAATAATGTGGACCAGTTATACGTGGATATTTGACACCGTTAATAGTAGGTTCATATCCCTCCAAACAACGCCTATCCTGTTCATCCCAAAAATCATCATATGCTAATGTACCTCGCTCTAATGGTGGTATCTCCTGATAGACTAATGGTGAATAATTACGTGCATCAAAACCATCAATTTCTGGTATCTCAAATTCAAAGTAATTGTTCTTCTTTGTAGTATGATATACTTTAGAACGAACATTTAGATTATTTTTTAAAACACTCTTTGGGTCAAATCGTTTTGTAACTACACTCATTTATTCGTTTAATTTACTTATCAAAGATATATAATTTTAATTTTATTTCCCTTTCCCTTATATATCCCTTTCTTTATGTTCCCAAGTTTTTCCGTATTATAAATATCCATTTATAATGTTTTCAATTTTTTCCGTTTTTAATTTTAAAAAAAAAAGAGAGGCTATACAAGATAACCTCTCTAAAATTGGACAAAGTAAAAGTCAGAAAAAACACTATCCAATTATCTTCCAGCGTGGTAAAAAGAATTTTTATCTTCAGCTTTCTCTTCAAGCCTGGTTAATTTATAACCATTCCTTACAGGTCCTTCTGCGTAAATATCATTCCCCTCATTTGCCCTATTAAAATTATCTATTAATGACTTTATGGTGTTTAACTGCTTGAACAATGACATCATCTTCTCTTCATCACGTACCCTATGAGCTTCCTCTCGACTCCTATTCTCTGGTGTGATAACATAAATATTCGCCTTTCGCAATATAGAGTCTTTTTCCTTTCTGTTTAACTTATCCCATTCTACCTCATTTAAAAGCCTCTTGATGTCACGAAATTCCATTATCAAATCTTCTATGTTATCATCAGTAGCTTCCTCTATAGGTACAAATGTATTCGCCTCTTTCTGAACTTTTATCTCCTTTAACTTCTCCAATAACATAAAGTCTAAAGCACGCTTTTCCTCTACAGTAGCATTATACTGTAACTCATCATACTTTATCAACGCTTTCTGTATCAATTCCTGATTCCACTCAAAAGCCCTACGATTACCATTAGTAGCCAACTCCATAGCCTTATAAGGTCTGTCGTGTTCCCTATAATACATTATAGGCGTTAAGTAATCTACAGTCAATGCAATAGCCGTAAAACAAGCAACACCCAATTCCTCACTGTTGATAATATCTCGGAACTCCTTAACAGCACGTATGCCATCAAACTCTCCATCAACTCTCGTAAGACCAGTAAAAGGATCAAGCTCTACTAAATACATATTACGCCTTTTTTAGTTTTTTGTCCACTATAACCTTAGCATCCTCTATCATATTTTTCTTGTCACTCTCCGCTTTCTTAAACTTATACTCACTCTCCGTTAAATAAATGTCCGGATGCGTATCCTTATACTTCAACAAAAACTTGTTAATCTCCTGAAAACCATATGGCAATCCCATATCTGACTTTAATCGCTTATTCAACTCCGTTAAGGAATCCAATAATGCCGCATCTATCTTCGTTATCTTCGAATATAACTCCTTATGTAACTTGTCCTTCTCAACCTTAGTAATAGCACCATGACTCTCAGCCAAACTCGCCTTTACTCCAACATCCTGTATGTCATACGCCATATTCTGTAACAACTCTACATACACCTGTAACTTATCCGTACTTATAAAACTTATCTTCTTACTCATTATTTCTGAACTTTTAATTTATCTAATACAATATTTACCATCTTCCATAGACAATATCCTTACACCAGGTACATAACACATCGTAGTACTCATCTTCTGCCCTACAGCCTCCTTTAAACACATTAAAACACCTTTGCCTACAAACATAGCCATAGTAGTATGCTCGTAATCTAACGTGTTATTATATGTCTTTGCTATCAGCTTCCACTCATTCAAACCATTCAAGTAATGCTCCGTATGGGAACGAATACTCTCCCTTATCTTATCCTT